CAAATGTGCTGGTTGGGAATTCTTTGGTTATCCCGTTTCTCCTCAAAAATTTCTTCACTTCTTCACCTTTGGTCCCCACCTCACGACCGATCTCAGAGAGGGAACAACCCTCAGCGCACATCTTTAGAACCTTCTCAGCATTTCTCTCGCACGCTGAGTAAGGATTCCGGCGACCTTCGCGGGGGGTCTCAACGCCATGTCGATTTAGGAGCTTCCCAACGGTGCCCGTCTTCATCCCCAACTTATCCGCTACAAGGCGAGTGCTTCCCAACTCCTGAAACAAGCGCAGAATCTCATCCGACTTCTCCTTGTGCCTCAACGAACGACCATCAATTTTCATATGGTTTAATGGTGCAGCTTGTTCAGGTGGTGTCAATCACAAATGTGGGTGTCCACAATTTTTATGACCTGAACGTCCCCGTAGAGCACCATTATTTTGCAGAAGGCGGTATCCACCACAACAGCGGGAAGAGCCACACTCTAGCCGGATACGGGATCATCAGCTGGCTTGCTGCGCCGAGGGATACTCTTGTGCTGATGACATCCACAACCCTACGCGAAGCCCGTAAGCGTGTATGGGGGTCCGTCATCTCGTTGCTGTCTGTCATCGACGGCGCACCAATCAACATCCGCGACTCTATCGGATCGGCCAACTACGTCGATGAGAACGGCCAAACATTTGACAGGGCTGGCCTATCGCTAATCGCAGCCGAGAAGAGCAGGACACGCGAGGCTATCGGCAAGTTCATCGGCCTTAAACAGAAACACGTCATTCTGATTGGGGACGAGTTGGGCGAGCTTTCACCAGCCATTCAGCAAGCAGCTCTTGCCAACTTGAGCAAGAACCCACGTTTCGAGTTCAAGGGTGCAAGTAACCCGTCCAGCCGCTTCGACGCATTCGGGGCTTGGGCCACTCCGAAAGACGGATGGGACTCGGTCACGCCGGAAATAGACGACGAGTGGGTGACAAAGTGGGGAGGCAAATACATTCGTCTGGACGGTGAGCGTAGCCCCAACGTGCTGGCGGGTCACACTCTGTATCCGTTCCTCCCGACCGCTGAGAAGATCGAAGAGGACAAGCTCCTTTTAGGTGATACCAGTCGGGCCTACTACCGAATGGTGCGTGCCGTGTTCTTCGACTCAGACGAGAACGAGGGTATCTACGGGGAATCGGAGATGATCAAGGCGGGTGCTATGGGCTCTCAAGAGTTCACGGGACCGACTACCCTCATAGCGGGCATCGACCCCGCCTTCACCAACGGAGGGGACCGCACAGTGATGTATACGGCGAGGGTTGGCACCTTCACGAACGGCCAGTTCGGAATCAAGTTCGGGGAATACATCACGCTAAACGACGACTCCACAAATAAAGCAATCCCCCGCACCTACCAGATCGTCCACCAGATTCGGGATACCTGTGTGCGCCTAGGGATAAAGCCCGAGGACATCGCGATTGACTCAACGGGCGCGGGCTCCCCTTTCTGTGACGTCTTAGCGGGCGAGTGGAGCAACCAGTTCCTACGGGTTCAGTTCGGCGGTAAGGCATCAGACCGTCGCGTGAGCATGAATAGCCAGCTTACGGGAGAAGAACTCTACGCCAATAGGGTATCCGAGCTGTGGTTTGTCGGGAAGGAGTTCATGCGGACGCAGCAAATCTGCGGCGTAGGCATGGATCTCGCAAAGGAAATGTGCAGCCGCCAATACGATATGGTCAAGTCCGGAACCTTGCGCGTGAAGGTTGAAACGAAAGCGGAGCTGAAGCAGCGTTCGGGTCAGTCGCCAGACATCGCGGACGCAGCGTTCATCGCGCTGGACCTCGCAAGGCAACGGCATGGCCTAGTCGCAGTCGACGCACCAAAGAAGGATGGGGCAGGGCTTTTCGCTTTCCGCCAACCCCGCACTCTGCGCGATCTCGACGTCGTAAGCAGGTCGCAACATTCCCAAATGCCCTACGATGTATAGCCCTTTCTGCACGGGAAAAAAGTCTGAAGAGTCTCCCAGAAGTGTGTAATTCAATTAATTCAATTCTTTGAAGGGTAAGGTGATGAATTGAATTACTGACCTATAGTGAATTACTAAAGACTAGAAGAGTTATAAGGTATCCTGTAACCAGATTTTTTAGAGCTTACCGGAGACCCTGTCCCAAGCGGGCCAGAAGAGTTCGTCGAGGGCGCGGACGATAGGCTCTTGGTCGTAGCCCTCACTCCAGCTGACGCCGGAAATGAACAGCGCGGCCTCAACCATTTCGTGCCGGAGGGTTTCGCGCAGGAGCTTCTTGTCCTTGACGGTCTCTCGATCCAGTTCGATGACCTTTGTATCCGGCAGGTATTGGCCGTAGCAGTCTCCGTTCAGGTCTTTAACCCTAACCGGAATCCTGTATCCTGCAATCTGAACGCTTTTCGGGACCACTGATGCAGCGTATCGGATTCAGGATACAGGGTCCAGTTTAAATAAATACTTGCAATTTTGGTTTGCCTCGCACAAGATTCCGTGCATGCCTGCCCAATTCAAAAGAACCCCAGACGGTAAGATAAAATACCGTGGGGAGCTCTTTGCTGGCTTCAATAAGCCGAAGAAGGCTCCTGCCGGAGACCCTAAGAAATACGTGGTGCTGGCTAAGGATGGCAGTAAGGTCGCTAAAATCAAGTTTGGTCAGCGCGGCTACGAAGACTACCTACAGCACGGCGATGAGAAACGCCGCGCCAATTTTAAATCCCGCATGAATTGCTCCTCTGAGAAGGACAAGACAACCCCTAAATGGTGGGCTTGTCACTACAACTGGTAACTCCACTAATCAAATACTATGGCTGCGAAGCAAAAACAAGAAGAACCACCTAGCAGGGGTAAGGTAAAGACCGAGGCCAACAGGTCATTTTTCGGGACCGCTATCCCGAATGTAAAAGACATCCGTAGCTATGAGGCGGGTCAGAAGAAACAAGAAGTCTACCAAGCAGCTATTAACAGTGGCGCATCTGAGGATCAGGCTAAGGCACAGGTAGCGGGTTCCGGCTATGGTTCCATTACCCCGAATCTCGATAGGTCAGCTTACGAGGAGAGCCAAAGGCAGAATCGCCTTGCTGAAGAAACTGCATCCGCACCGCCCGTTAAGAAGGATCTGCAGATGCAGCAGCTTATTCGTAGCTTTAAAGGATTGGCCCCGCTTGCCGAGACGCCAGAACAGTTCGCATCGCAGATTGAAACTAGCAAGGGGTTCGGTGAGAAGAGTGCGCTACTCACACCTGCTGGAAAGTCTAGGGCTACTGAGTCCGCTATTGCTGCTGGCCTGAGTCCGAATGAGGCGCAGAGCCAGATCAGAGCGGCTACCGAGTCGCTCCTCAAAGACACCCGAGACAAGGTGAGGATCACACAGGGCCTGAGCGAATACCCGAAGTTCAATTACAACGCCATCCCCGCGCCGACCACCCCAGCAACTACTGCCGCAACGGTAGTCCCTCCCGTTGTAAAGGCACCGATGAAGCCAACAAGTGGGGCGCTACCGACTACTCCGACCGGAACCACTGCGGACACAGATATTCCCGAGTCTTTTACTGAGCTGGCTAAGGGTGCCGTAGGCGATCTTAATCTTATCGGTCCTGCTGCGGCTACCTCTAGGGCCACCTTGGCAGCCGCTAAGACGATAACAGGAGTTCCGGATAACAGCCGCTGGATTGGCTCTGGTGCGCGAGGGCCGGAACGGTCGTTGCTCGGGAGCGCGGAGTCGATGGCCTCTAACAAATCAAAAGATCTTATGCAGGCCGCGATGGGGAAGAAAGTCGTCGGCAATCAAATAGAAATTGCCGCTGACTTGGCGAAGCAAGCAGAAACTGCCAAGGATCAAGCTACGGCAGCTAAAGCCGCGAGTAATGTCGCACAGGGTTTAGCTACACCTAGCGAAGCGGCAAGAGATGCGGCTGAACTAAAGCGTCTTAGTAGCATTAAAGCTGGGGAGGACTCGGCACTGTATGCTAATAATGCTAGACTCGCAGCAGAGAGAGCTGCTAAAGCCGCTGCGGAGGCGAAACAAGCGGAGGCCACTCTTGAAGGGACTGGAGACCTTGCCAGTAAATTTGGTAAACTAGGTGAATACGCTGCTCAAGCTGAGAAATATATTGCTGGCTCCGCTAAATGGTCAAAAGCTGCCGCTCTTCTTAAAGCCATTTCTAATAGTAAAGCAGCCGGATTCTTAGGGGGTGCTGGAAAAGTGTTGCAAGTAGCGGACCCTGCGATTCAAGGCCTTAGGTATCAGAACGATGAAGACTTCCGAAACCAGCAGATACAAGATACTCTTGACGCTAGTGAGAAAGGCATTCCGTATTATATTGCGCGTGCAGTATTAAAGGGAACTCCAATGAACCCATTTGCTAATCCAGTTGCGACTTTTGCCTCGATGATGGAGGCACCGCTTGAATCTCGTAATCGAATCCTCAGTGCCAAAGGTGATCTTGCTGCGACCGAGACGAAGGAAAGACTTGTAAAGGCTCGGCAAGACAGAGAGAAAGAAGCTCAACGCTCACTTATTAGTGATGCGGATTATAAAGCTCTTCCGGTAAATAAAAAGCTAGGGGTAAATGCTGAGGTCGCTAATCTTCTTAAAGAGCAAGCAGTCAAAAGGAAAAACGCTATCCCAGTAACTAAATAACATGGCCTCTTCCGATTTTGATTACTTCATGCAGGACGAAGATCCTGCGGCTACAACCGCTACGGCTCCTGCAACCACAACTGCTACGGCTCCTGCAACCACAACTGCTACGGCTCCCGCCGCAGCTGATTCGGTTACATACGAGAAGGATTACCTACCTGCTCAACGTAGCTACTTCAAAGAGCTGTCTCAAGATCCTAGCCTAAGTCCGTTAATGAGAACAAGACTACTGCAAACTGGAACCCAGTTAGCGCAGAAGTCTTTTATGCAGCGTGCTGAACTCGACAAGACTGGGATGGATATTAAACAGAGACAGATACAGTTTGACACTGCTAAGTTTAGTCTCGATCAAGCGCGTGAGGACGCTGCCAGAAAACGCAATATGTTCGGTGAGCTTGCCAAGCTACAAGAACAACTTCTTCCTGTGTTGAAAGATTCAACACTTGATTTTAACGACAAGAAAAGCCTACTCGGTCAGAAGGGCGTGGAGTGGGCTGGTATTGCTGCGCTGAACCCTGCGGTTGCTAACGCCCTCAACTCAGCCAACGCTAGCCTGAGTGCACAACCTAAGAACCGAGTTACTAAGCTCGACTACTTTAACAAAGGAGCTGATCCGAAATTCCTTGCTGATTACGAAACAAGTATCGGTCGTTCTTTGGGTGCTGACGAGGAAGTCCCAATCGACATTTATGGCCCTGCGCTATATGCCGCCTCAGAACAGAAAAAACAAGAAGAACTCAAGACCCGTATCGACTATAACAGGGCGCAGGATGAGGCGCAGGCGAGACAAGCGGGAATCAATAAGCTCGTAGGTGTTGCCCTTAAAGCCAAGCTGGCTAAACCAACAATGGGACAACCATCGACTGAGTTTGACGAGCCCGCATCTAAAGCGGCCCTCACCACCCTTACGGAGCAATTTGGGACGCCAGAAGAGAAGAAAAAATTCAAGGCCGCGAATGTAGCCGAGCAAATTACTATTGGACAAGGGATCGCAAATGGTTTCCTATCCGGCAAGCGATTGGCGCAACCCCCCAAACCTTCGACTACTACTTCACTTTTTACCTCTCCGTCTAAATAGACATCCTCTAAACACATACAACTGAATTACCACGATGCTGGAAATCAAAC